TAATGTTATTCTACCTTTCAGATGGTGTCAGTGTCAGCTATTTATCTATAAAAAGCCCACGCCCCAACACTCAGCTGCCCCTAAATTAAATGCCTCAAAATCCCTCACATGGTCTACCGGCGCCTATCAAGACGCAAGTCTGCATATCGACCCCGCAGTGCCAAGTCCCGCTATGGACGCAAGCGGACAAGATCCACTCGGGTACGCGTGTCCCGAAGGATGCGACCTATGTCCACCCGGAGTCTCCTCAACCGGACCAGTCAGAAGAAGCGAGACAACATGTTGTCCTACACTAATACAACCGCCGCCGATCCTTTCTCCACCGTGTACTCTGCAACGGGAGCAGTCATGCGATTTCCAGTGGGACAGATTAATCCAGGAGAAGAATTTTTCTACGTATGGAATGCAACCGCCCGACCAGGAGAGACCTCCGAAGGCCAACGAGGATCGAAGATCGACACGTCACTGCGCACCTCCTCAACAATTTACGCCAAGGGATTACGCGAGAAAATCACTGTGGAGACAAACAACTCCGCCCCCTGGGAATGGCGCCGCATATGCTTTACCTCAAAGGATGATTTTGGGGAACGTGATCCAGCCTCCTCCACCTTCTTTCGTCAGACGTCCAGCGGTATGGTGCGAATGCTGTCCGCATTGTCAACCGGAATATACCTACAGGACGAACTATTCGAGGGTGCCCGGAATGTTGATTGGCTGTCAGTGTTCACAGCCCCCTTATCACGGAAGAATTTCTCCATCAAGTATGATCGAACCCGTACCATTCGATCAACAAACAATTCCGGAACAATCCGAAACTACAAGTTGTGGCACCCCATGGAACATAACCTAGCCTATCAAGAAGAGCAAGTCGGTGAGAGTATGACTGATCAGTCAGTTTCAGTCACGGGTCGAGTAGGAATGGGCAACTATTACGTCATTGATATGTTCCGTAAACACGGGAATAACGATAATGACTCCACCCTAACGTTCACCCCCGAGGCTACCTTCTTCTGGCACGAGAAGTGAGTCATCTGCGTCCAGACCCACTATATCGCAATTTCCCAGCAACCAGTCATGATCCGCACCCTCGTCACATAGAGGGTTGTGGTTGTACAGATAGATACAGGGCTTGCCCCAATGAACCAGTCGTTTCCCCTTATACTTTTCCGTTACGTAAAATTGTGATTGTGCACCCAACCAAAATTTGTAACTGTGAAAAAACTTAAGTCCACCCTGCATATCGTCGAAAACGGCATAGTCGACGTCATCGATGGACTCATCCATAGAAAACAGGCCCCCAAAGTAAGCGTGGTTGCCTAAACTTCGCGCCCACAGTGTTTTGCCTAGTTTTGTGGGTCCATACAAGATGAGGCTTCTTCTTCGGCCTATTACAAGTTAGCATTACGTAACATCCTGGAGTGGTCCGAGCGCCGGAGGCGGATCGGACCTAACGGAACCGAGCCATGAATTGGCAAAAACCCCGAGTCAACATCAGAACCCGAGCGGAGCGAGCAGCGCTTACCTCTTTGAGCCCCTCTAAGAGAATCTTGCACCCATCGATCGAGCTCAGGAAATCTTGACGTGTCAAATGATACATCCTCTGGGTGTCGATAAGGAGCTGGGTCCTCTCTGTACTTCCAATCGGCATAACATCGGAGTGAGGTGAATGAACACAGAAGTGCCCTTGGTGCCAGTTCCGCACATGCCGCAAAAAAGTCGTCTCGAGACTCCGCCAGGATGATTTGAGCCCAGACAGTTTTAGATCCAGCCACTGAGCTTCCAAGAGAGTCCACGTCGAGTCCTCCAGCAATAACGTCACCCTCCTTGATCGCGTAGCGTGCTCCATCTTCAGGAGTGCTGTAGCCACGGACGATATTTGGATGGCATCCATCCATATCAAACACACGGACATTTCGTGATTGGAACTTCCGTTCGAACATGAAGAAAGCATGGATATGCAGTCCTCCATCAGCGTGAGACTCTCGGCCCACGATACACTCCGCTCCAAGCGATCCAAGCATGTCGCTAACTCTCCACCCGAACTCCTCCACGTCTCGGTCTCCGATTTGGGCATACGTGAGTAATCCATATTTGGCAGCGAAGCGAAAAGTCATGTGACAGACACTGAAAGGTAGA